ATCCGTTGCTGAGCGTCGCGCAGGGCCGCGCGCAGCGGGGCCATCTCCTCCCGACCCATGATCGAGCCCATGTTGATCGCGCCGCGCAGCGCCCGGATGTACTCGCCCAGCGCTTCGTCGCCGCCGGCCGCAGCCTCCTCGACACGGCCCATGGCCTGCACGAATCCTGCAGCGCGGGCCGTGGCGGCGTTCATGGCGTCGATGTAGCCGTCCATCCCGCCGAAGCCGGTGGAGTACATCTTCTGCATCCCGGCCCAGACCTTCGCCTGCGCCGCAGCCAGCTCGCCCGCCTTGCCCGCTGCGACCCCGTGCTGAGCCGCCAGCGCCGCCCAATCGATCGTGGCGGTACGGATCTCGTCCTTCTTCTCGGTCGCCGCTTTGGACGCCGCCGCGGCCTTGTCAGCGGCCTTCTCAGCCGCCGCCGCCTGCTTCGTCAGGGCATCAGCCGCCGCCGTCGTCTCGGCGATGAGCTTACGCTCGGCATCGGTCACGAGCCCGTCGGCGTCCGCCTTCTCGCGCATGGCCTGAGCGTTCGCGCGGGCCGACGCCGCCTCTGCGGCCATGGCGTCCGCCAGCTCGCGCGCAGCCTGCGCCTCGGCCTGTCGAACCTGAACGGTCGCCTGCTCGATCTCCAGGGCGTCGCCCTGCACCTTGGCCGTCTCAAGGGCTTGCTGCGCCGCAGCAACGAGCGCGGTGCCGCGCTCCCGGATCGCCTCGGTGTTGCGCTTCGCCGCGTCGGCCTCCTCGCGGAACGTGATGGCCAGGGCCTCGGTTGCGGCCTTCGAGCGGTCGCTCTTGCCGACGAGATCGGCGAGTTGGTTGTTCAGCCCGAGCGCCGACGCCTGCGCCTTCAGCCCCCAATCCGCGACGCCCCGGTTCGCCGCAATCTGCGCCTCCGCCAGCTTGAGCCACGCCGCCCGCTGATCCTCGATCGGGGCGCCGAACTTCTTCAGCGCGTCGTAGGCCTCGGCCAGCGTCGCCACCGTCTGCTTCAGCGCCGACTGGCTTTGCAGCCCGAGCCGCTGCATGGCCTCGTCCGCGCTGTTGATGCCGGGCGTGACCTCGTCGAGCTTCGCCCGGAGCTGCGTCATGGCCTTGTCGAAGATCGGCCCGACCAGTACGCCCTGCTTGTTGAGCTGCTCGACCATCGAGCGCAGCGCCTCGACAGATTGCGTGCCGTCGGCCATGCGCAGCGCGGCTGAGAAAATCTGCTCGAAATTCGCCTTGGTTACTTGCCCGACGGACACGAGCTGACGGAAGGCGTCGACCGCCTTCTGCGCCTGCGCCGACATGCCGCCGAACGCCACGGATGCGTCGAGGCCAAGCGCCTCCGTCGCGCGCCGCGCCGTCTCGAACTCGGCGGACAGCTCGCGCGCCCTGGCGCGAATGAGGCCGAGCCCCGTGTCGAGCTGCTGCGCGCTGATGCGCCCCTTGTCGAACGCGTCGTAGAGCGCAAATTCGAGCTCTGGCAACGCGTCGGCACTGAGCTTCTTCGTTGCGCCGGCCACGCCCTCAACCACCAGCGTGCCGAACCCCTGCGCGCTTTGAGAGATGCGCTTGAAGGCGGTGATGATCTCGTTCTCGGCCTTCGAGATCCCGGCGCCGAACTTGTTGGCGTCGATGCCGAGCAAGTCCATCGCCTTTTGCAGGCGCTCCGTCTCCTCGCGGGCGAGTGCGGCAGCAGCGGCGGCCTCCTCGTTGGCCTTCGTCGTCTTCTCGCCGGCCTTCTGCGCGGCAGCGCCCTGCTTGTCGAGAGCCGCCGCCGCCCTGTTGGCGCCGGATTCCTGCTCCTGCGCCGTCTCGCGCGATTTCTTGCGCAGGTTCTCGAACGTCTCGTAGGTCTCACGCGAGCGCTGCTTCCAGCGCTCAAGCGCCGCCTCGACGGTGTCGTCGGTGAACGCAGCCTTGAGCTTGTCCCACTGGAGCTGCGCCTGCGAGACGATGGCGAGGATGCCCTCGATGACCGTGAACGCGACCTGACGAACGCCGTCGAACTGCTCGTAGAAGTAGCTGCCGATCTCCCAGCCGGTCAGCGCCGCGCCGAGCAGATTGAACGCGGTCCCGAGCTTGCCCACCGACGCCAGCGCGTCGCCCATCGGCACCTTCAGGTTCTTGAACGCCGACGCCATCTCGGCGCCGACCTTCGCGCCGACAAGCCCCATGGCGAGATAGGCCACGCGCAGCGAGCCAGCGACCGTGGCGGCAGTGACCAGCGCACCGGCCATGCCGGTGATGAGCGGGAACGTCTTGGCGAACTCGTTGAGCCCCTGCGTCGCGTCAGCGAACCCCCTCACGATCGGGTTCAGCACCGGCAGGATCATGCTGCCGAGCGTGATGGCGAGCGACTCGACGCTGTTCTTCAGCAGCTGAAGCTGGGCGCCGGTCGTCTCCATCCGCGTGCCGAACTCGCGGTTGATGGCGCCGGCCGTCTGCGTCTTGTCGGTCGCGCGGCCAAGGGCCGACGTGTACTGGTCGAGCGCCAAGACCATCTTGGCGACATCGTCCTGATATTCGAGGCCGAAAATCTTGGTGAGGATCTCGGCGCGCGACTGCTTGTCGAGAGCCTGGAGCGTCCCGAGGAATTCGAGCAGCGCCTGCTGCGGGTTGTCGCGGATCGAGCGCGCGAGCTGCTCGCCGGTGAAGCCGAGGCGGTAGAGCGCTTCCTGCGCCTCGTCGCCCAGCACGCTCGCGGTCTGGAGCTTGTTCAGCAGGCCGTTGATGCCGGTTGCCGCCACGTTCGCGTGAGCGCCCAACGACAGCACGGTCGCCGCCAGCGCGGCCGCTTGTTCACCCGCCAAGCCGAAGTTCGTTGCCGTGGCGCCGATGCGCGTCAAGACCTCAATGATGTCGGTCTCGTTCGTCGCCATGGTGTTGCCGAGGACGTTGACGGCGTCGCCAAGCTCCTCGACGCCGGTCAATGTCAGGCCAAACACGTTCGCCATCTTGGCGATCGCGGCCCCCGAATCCTCGGCGCTCATCTGGAACGCCACGGTCATCTTGGCGGCGAGCCTTGTGAACTGCTCAAGGTCGCCTAGCGGAATGCCGAGCTGACCGCCGGCCGCTGCCAGCTGCGCGAGCGCGTCAGCGGACAGCGGAATCTCGTAGGTCATGTTCTTCAGGGCTTCGCCCAGCGCGTCGATCTGCGAGCGATCGCCTTCGACGACCTTGGCGACGTCGGCCATCCGGTCCTCGAACTGGATGGCCTGCTGCGTCACGGCGGTAAGGCCGGCGCTGGCGGTGACGACGCCGGCCAGCGAGCCCTTGACTTGGTTCAGCGCCTCGACCCAGCCGGTCGTTTCCTTGCGGACCTTGGCGATGGCCTCCTCGGCCTTCAGCGCAGCGACAGCGACCTCCTGGCCGCTGAGCTTCCCGGACGCCTTGAGCCGCTCGAACGCGGCCCGGATCTCGTTGACCTCGCGCTCCGCGTCGTCGAGACGCTTCAGCCCGAGGAAGTCGGCGTCCGCTGCGACTTGCTTGCCCTGGCGGTACGCGGCGACCAGCTTCTGCGTTGCGGAATCGAGCGACTCGGTCTTGACCGTGCCGTCGTCAATCCATTGCGTGAGCTGGTAGAACGCCTTCGCTTCCTCGGGCGTCTTGCCGAGGTCGCTGAGCAGCTTGTTGAACGCGCGCTGAAAAGCGGCGAGGTTGGTTTCGCCCTCGCGCTTGTCAACGGTCAGTTTAATCGAGACTTCGTTAGAGGCCACGAGTCAGTGCCTCATGAAAAAGGTGCGCGCCATCCATGGCGCAAAGGAGCGAGCAGCGAGCGAACGATTAGGCCATGCTGACCTTGTAGTACTGCGAGATGCCTTCGCCGGTCTTGGTCGTGTCGGCCTGCAGCTTGCCCTCGACCTCAAGGGCCGCGAAGTCGTCACCGATCAGCGACACAGTCTTGGCGGCGCCGATCTTCACGCGGTACAGGTCGACGAGCACCGGCTTGCCCGAGTCGGCCTCGTTGAGGCCGCCGAACGCCATCTCCAGCGTGACAGAGGACGAGGTGAGCGCCTCGACCACGTCATAGCCGGCGTAGGTGTAAGTCACCTCGATGCCCGATTCCTCGGCGCCCGTGAAGGTGTCGAGGATGAAGATGCCTTCCTTGCGAACCTCGTAGTCGGTCCCGAGCGTGTAGGTCACGGTCGCGCCGTCATTCTTGACCGCGACAGCCGTCGGGTTCGGATGTGCCAGCCGGATGAGTCCGCCCTTGTAGGCGGTGTACTCGGCCGCCGTGACGGTGCCGCCGGTAACGGCAGACGCGGTGCCGAAGATGGCGCGCGCGAGGTTGGTCGGGTTCAGGTCGTGAAGCGACATGCCGACCGTGATGTTCTTGATTCGAGACACCGACGCGTACACGCCGCCACCCGGCTTCGTGTAGTCCTGCATCTCCTTCGTTTCCTCCTCGACGCCCAGCTCCAGCTTCGAGACGTTGCCGACCTCGATCATGGGAGCGTCAGCGCCAGCCACGCGAGCGTAGATTTTCCCGGAGCCGATGTAGGGCTTGTAGACAGTCGCCATGATGACCTCCAGTTAGTCAGTGAGTGCGACGATGGATGCCGCAGCACGCGGCGACGAACGATGGCTCTCAGTCGATTTCACTGCGGGCCACCTTAATGAGTTCGGCGATCTGATCGAGCAGCTCGGGAAGCACCGAGCGATGACCGCTGGCGATCGCGGTCCCGGGCTCGTCGATCAAGGCCGCCATGACCGTGAACACGCGCACCATCCAGCCGCGCCCGTAGCGCAGCCAGTTCGCGTTGCTCGCGTACCGCAGCACGCGGGCGGCCTGAAATTGCGCCAGCACCCAGCCCTCGCCGTGCGCATCGATCGCGTCTTGAAGCGCCTCCAGCGTCTTGGGGCCGATGATGCCGTCCTGCGCGGCGTGCAAGAGGCCCTGCAGCATCTTCACTGCCGCCCCGTTGCCTTGATTGACGGCCGAATCGAACACCGCCACCGCGAGGCGCGGCGCGATGTCAGCGATGCGCCCGGCAGTCGGCGTCCAGTATTCGGCAAGGTAGATCGCGGCAGCCCGGTCCGTTGTCAGGTTGGCGATGTCCTCGCCCGGGTGCGAGCGCTTGCTGATGCCGTACTTCGTCTCGCCGCCCGGGTCGTGCGGGTCGTTGACGTAGCCGCCCTCCAGCTTGAGGATCAGGTCGATGGCTTCGTTCGGGGTCACTTGATTGCCTCCGCACGGGCCAGCAGCTCGGTCTTGCGTCCGCTCTGGGCGTTCGTGCCGAAGTAGTAGGCCATGATCCCGGCCCACGCGGTGCCGAGCGACCCGAGCATGACCAGCAGAGCCTCGCCGCCGCTCTCGGGTATGCCGTTCGCCAGGAGCCAGACGAGCACGCCGAAGAACCCGGTCGTGACGCCGCCAGCCAAGAGGCGCGGAGTCCACAGGTCGCCGGTGTCCGTCTCGCGCTTGCGGGCGTTGGCGCGATCCTGGGCGTTGATCTGTTCGAGGTCGATCTCCAGCTTCGCCATGTCGCGCTGGAACTGAAGGTCGGCCTGCTTGAGCGCGATCAGCGCCTCTGGCGTCGCGGTACGCACCGCGGTCGCCAGCATCTCGTCGGTCGCCTCCTCGACGTTGTCAGCGCCTAGCAGGGCGTCGGTGATGACCTTCGTCGCCATGCCAGCGAGCGGGGTGCCCAGCGCCGTTGCGAGCGCCGGAGCGACGGTGCGGACGACAGCCTTCCAATCGAAGTTCACATCCGACTCCTGATCCAGTCGAGAACCTGCGCAACAACGACGAGCCCAACGAGGAACACTCCAACGATAAACACGGCGTCAGCATTCATCATCACTGTCCCGTCCCGTGGATGATCCCGAGCTTCGCCAGAACCTCGATGATGGCGAGCACCGCGCCGGCGCCGATGAACAGCGCCAGCATTCGATTCTGCAGCCCCTCGATGCGCTCCTTCAGCATTGCCCCCGTGTTCGCGATGTCCTCGAACCGCTTGATCTCGTCCGTGGTGTGGTCCGATAGCGCGCTCAACATCGCTTCTCGCGTGCCGTCGATCCGGTCGCGCAGCCCGTCTAGCCCTTGTCGCAGCATGGTCAGCTCGCGGTCATGAACTTCCATCTTGCCTTCGATCCTGCCAACGCGTTCGCGCAGCGGGCCGACATGCTCATGGATGTGAATCTGAACGTCTCGATCTTGATCGCTAGGTGCCATCCCATTCTCGCTTACGCCTGCTGCGGCACCAGACTTCGGCGCGTGGCAAACGTCTCACTCCAGACAAGGAATTGATCGTCGAACCCAACCGGCTGCGCACTCACGAACACCAGCGGCCCTCGATTCGTAGGACGCCAGCCGAGCAGCGTCGCCTTTATTGCCTCCGATACCGTCAGAAGATCGGCCGCAGCCGCCTCGCCCCTTGGGTCGCTGACGTTTCGCACGACAGCGATGATGGTCAGCTCCTCGCGGACCACGTGTCGAGGCTGCCAGGGGTCAGCGGCATTCTCGACTCCCTCGATGCCCGGCAGGACGAACAGCGCCGGCGTCACGGGCACGCCGTCCAGGGCCTGCTCGACCAAGATCGACGCCGACACTCGCAAGACCGTCGGCTCGATCGGCGCCTCGACTCCTGGGCCGATCGTCAGGTGTAGGCGCTCAACAATCTCGGCGACGTCGAGCATGGTCAGACCATCGTCCCGAGCAGCGTGTCCGTGAACGTCACGGATGAGCCCTCCACTACGATGGTCCCGACGCTCGCCGGCTCATCGGGCGAGGTCGCGCCCGGGATCGTCACGCGGCCGGCAGCGACGTCCTTCATCCACGCCAGCGCGTCCTCGTAGCGCTCGCGCACCTGATCGCTCGCGCGATCATCGAACAGCAGGTAGCGGGCGACGTCGCACGCGCGACGCACGACCTCGGTCGGAACCGGGTCGGGCATCACCATGCGGCCGTTCAGCCAGCCGTCAATCTCGGCGGTTGCGTCGTCGCACGCCTTCGCGACGACGGCGGCGTCTACTTCGCCGTCACGATCGCGATCGGCCAGCTGAAGGATCTCCTCAGCGCCGAAGCGATCGATCAGGTCCTGCTCTGCGCAGTAGGCCACCGGTCATGGGGGGCGGGTTGCCCCGCCCCCGCTCCGTTAATTGCTGGTCGTCAGCTCGACGAGCACGCCGGGGCGCAGGCACATCGGCAGAGGATGCGACTGCGTGTGGATGATGTAGCCACGACCCAGCTCCTCCTCGACCACCTTGCCGTAGTACAGCTGCCCGAGCTGCCCGACCGTCTCGTTGAAGTCGGCCGGCGCGGCGTAGGTATTGAACGTCTGCAGCGTGCCGAGCGGGAACGCCTGCCCTTCGTTGGCATCGATGAAGCGCGTCGAGCCAACGATGGCGCGATACTCCTCGAAGGTGATGCCGCCGAAAGTAAAGCCCTTGCGCACGTCACCGCCGAGGCGCTGCGCTGCCTCTTGGTAGTTCGCGTAGGCTTCCTTGACCTTCGAGTGCTGGATCAGCTTGTCGAAGAACTCCGCCGACACCAGCGCGTGAACGCCGCGAGACACCTCGCCCTGCAGGTTGTCCTCGACATGGCGCACGACCTCGTAGCACTTGCCGCGAACGTCGGTGGTCGAGGTCCCGAGCACGAAGTCGACCGACTTTTTCACGATGCCGAAGTCGGTGAACAGGTCGACGATGGTATTGCCGGCGCCGTCAGTGACGATGCCCTTGAGCGCGCCCATGCGCATGTACTCCAGGGTCTGGTCGTGCTTTGCACGCATCGTCTCCAGGCGATCGGTGAGGTACTGCTGAACCGCCGCCTGCTGCTCAGTGCCGAACGCACGCAGCCCGTTGACGTCGTAGGGCGTCACGCGTTCGTTCTGGTAGTAGTGCGGAACCGAGAACGTCCTGACCTTGCGCTTGCCGATCGTGCCGACGGTGCCCGGGGCGCCGAACTCGTCTGCCGTCAGGAGCGAGAGCGAGCCGTTCTTCTCCTCGACGATGACCGTGTTGTTGATGAGCCCCTTGACCGGGAACAGGTTCAGCTCGTTGAGCCGGCCGTAGCGGTTGGGGATGACGTTGATGGCCGCCGAGATGTCGGCGACC